ACTGGAAGGCAATTCCTTTTGTGACCTCGTACCGGGTGCTAAAAATAGAGTATCTCACACACGCTAAGTTTGACGTCTACATTCGAGAACAAGATGCAAAACGAGCTGTCTTTCTATGCTCGCTTTCTAAACTACGACCAAGCACTCAACGCACTGCAAACGTGTCGTCGAAAATATGTAGCAGGTTCTAATGATCCGGTTGGCCACATTGCTGCTCTTCGTTGCAAGCAGCGCATTAGCGCAGAACAATTCGCTTAATTTGCAGATGCCTTCCGCTCCACACAACTATCAAAGCGACAAGTTCAGGGCAAAAGACCTCGACTGTTCAAATGCCATAGGGGGGGCGACAAATTTTGAGATCGGTGTCACCGGGCTGCTTGATACTTTGGGGGTCGGCAGCCCCTCGCGGAATGTTGGCATATATGCGCGCATCGTTATTCCATTGGATAAGCCGAGACAGCGGATCAACTGCAACACGCTATACCAACTGTCTCTCAGTAGATTGAGGCTGGAAACGCAGAAGCTAAAAAACGAATTGCGGCGGCTGCAAGCTCTGCAAAACAACGCCAAGTTCGAAAAACAATGACGGACCTCGAAGAAAAGATCGAAGAGCTTCAGAACAAGGGCGTCCGCGTTCTAGGAATGCGCGTGACGGGAGCGTCAGGCATGGCGGCCTTTGCGCTGATCAGCACACTTGTGGGCGGCTTATACGCCGGGTTCCTGATGTACCAGAAAGTCGAGGCTGTTGCCGGTCTGGATTTAGGTGAGTACCAGCAAGCGATGGATGTGATGGACGCGAAGGTTACCGGCATCGTCTCGAAGGTTGAAAAATCTGTCGAATATTCGCGCGATATAAAAAACGGATTGCGCGACGACATCGCTTCAATTGAGAAGCAGACCGATCGCGTCGAGGATATGGTCAGGAAGAGTGAGGAGAAAGTGCGCCTCATGATTGACGCGGCAGAGGTTCGATTTGAATCTAAGAGGGACAGATTACGCACCTCACAAGCCGCCGACCTCAAAGATTTAGAGGGACGCTTGCAGGCTAAATTGCAGCGGGCGTTGGATAACCCATTGGCAAAATGAGGAGGACTGGAATGACGGAATTTGAAAAACTCGACACTGACAATAACGGGGCCATCGACAGACGAGAATGGGATGCGCTGGCGCTCGAAGATCGTCGCAAACAGATCGATGACGACGACGCACACCGGGACCAGACGAGAAAGATGGCCTGGTATGGATTGCTGGGGATGCTCTTATATCCCGTTCTGGTTATCGGCTGTGACTTCATGTCATTGAAAGCTGCCGGGACGACGATCGGCGGAATGGCCGGGGTGTATTTCGTGGCGATCGCTGGCGTCGTTGGCGTCTTCATGGCGGCTCCTAACTTAGCGAAAAAATCAACTGAAACTAAAGGAAAATAAGATGATCAATTGGATTAGCGAAAGAATGAAAGAGCCTTCATCGTGGGCGGCGGTATCGATTATAACGGTTTCCGCTGGAGTCTTGATTGACCAACCACTCGTGATCATGGTGGCGGTCGGTGCTGCTGCGATTGCGTTCGTGCTGAGAGAAAAGGGCATTATTTAAATGATAATGTCGCTTCTTGGGACAGCTTTAGGTTTCGGGACATCTGTTATTCCTGAAATACTTGGCTACTTCAAGCAAGGCCAGCAAAACAAACAAGACCTGGCCATGCTTGAGCAAAAAGCAAAATACGCCGCCCAGCTATCCGAGCTAAAGATAAGCGAGCTTGACGCTGAAGCGGATATTTCTGAAACAAAAGGGATATATGAGCATGACCGATCTATTGACGCCGGAAGTTTTGTCAACGCTCTTCGGGGTTCTGTGCGCCCTGTCCTTACTTACGCCTTCTTCGGTCTCTTCGCGACGATCAAGGGCGTCACTTTATACAGCATGGTGAATACGGGCGGGATGGATTTAAGCGCCGGTATGCTCGCGATCTGGGACGACGAAACCAGCGTGATCTTTTCTAGCATCGTCGCGTTTTGGTTCGGATCGCGCAGCATGAGTAAGGCACGTTCTTGGCAACAGGAGAAACGGAAATGATGCTATCTGAACACTTTTCACTTAGCGAGCTTACAAAGTCGGAAACTGCTGCTCGGAAAAGTATTGGCAACACGCCAAGCGGCACTGAAGTCGAAAACCTGATCATGCTTTGTGATAACATCCTGGAGCCTGTCAGAAATCATTACGGTATCCCCTTTGCTCCCAATAGCGGGTTCCGTTGTCCTCAGTTAAATAGAGCGATTGGCTCTTCTGGTAACTCGCAGCACGTCAAGGGTGAGGCGGTAGACTTTGAGGTTCCTAGCATAGAGAACAAAGAATTAGCTCTTTGGGTCATGGAGAATTGCGAGTTTGACCAGTTGATTTTAGAGTTCTACAAGGAAGATATTCCACATTCCGGCTGGGTACATTGCAGCTACACAATCGAAAACGACAACCGGAAGTCAGCACGGGTCTTTGATGGCCGTCATTGGACCGCTCTAGCGTAAAATTCTCACGAGGCAAAAAAAGCCCTCCGATTTTCAAGGGCTAGAGCCAGCCAGATCATATTTACGTGACTTCGGGTTCGCGCAAGGTGATATCGAACCCGACATCTTCGAGAGTTTTAGTAACAATCAACCCCCTTTTCCGTCCTGGCACTCGGGTTATTAATCCTAAATCTTCAAGCCGTTCCAAGCGCCTCGAAATTGTCCCGATCGATATTTTTTTTATGTGCATTGCCTCCGCCATCTCCTGCAAGGTCGGCGCGACATGGCGAGTTTTAACCGATCTGCTTATAAATTCGTACAACTCCACGTCTCTTGGATACAGCGTAGTTTTATTCATTTATCACCACCTTGATGCTTTTGCTCCTGGATGAAGGCCGACCTTTGACCATATGGGCGTCCCTGGCCTTATTGAGGCCCCATAGTACTTTTCCTACCTCTTTGCCGTCTTCGAAGATTATGGCCTCTTGAGATTTACCCAGGGCATTCATCAAATTGGTAGTGATATTTTGTTTGAGCTTTGTAATTGCCCGCCCGGCCTCCATAGCATCGCTATATTCCAGGGCTAATTCGGACAATTCCTCGGATAATTCGATCGGGGCATCGCCCTCGACGACATTTTCCCAAGTGCTCGCGGCGTCATTTGGGTGCAAAGCCGGGTAAAAATCTTTCTCGCCTTGTATTTCCCACAAATCCAAACGCCTTTGAAAGTCGATGACGTCGGCGGTGATCTTTGCCCGCAAAGCCGAATCGACGGCTAAAACATAAATTCTTAATTCGGTGCCTCGATAAAGGGTGCCGATCGCGGCCCATTCGAACCCGGTACACATCAGGCCGCCCTCGACTTGAATCGGCCCCCTAAATGGCTTGGGATCGTCGGAGGGGGGTGCTCCGGTGAGTTTCGCCTCAAGAACCCCTGGGCCGTTCAGGGAAATTTCATCTGCACCGAGGCAATATATTCCGGCCTTTTTATCCGTTCGGATAATTTTGCCATCTCCTACTCCAATTCCGTCCAGCGATACGGCCAGAGGCAAATCTGAATGCTGAACCGGCTCTTTGATATCGAAATTACCGACGATCCCCAGCCTTTGCGCCATCTCTTTCAAAATTGTGTTTTCGAATTTATTACCCCAATCCGCCGGTTCGATGTACTGCCAATCCCCCGGCGGTAATTTTCCACCATTATCAATCGCCCTAAAGGCGTTGATCAAACAATCATTGGGCGTCTGGTATGGATTGACCCCCATCAAACCGGCCAGCATCGATCCGCTCGCTTGATTGTCCGGGGTGAGCTTTCCTTGGGCTAATTCGGTCATGGGAGCATCACCCAAACAATCATGCCGATAATCATTATGCTGGCTAATGCGAGGAATTCGAGAACATTTTTAATTGCGTTTTGCATAAATTTCCTTTCATGGAAATTATGCGCGTACTGTGTCTAACCTTGGGCTAACCCTTTGATTTTGGCTATTTGTGTCGGCCCGGCCCGGGCCTCCACTACCCTCCACTACGCGCATTCATTCCCGGTTTTCCTTGATTTCGTTGCAGGGTTGGACAATTTCACAGAATAGGGTTGGACAATCTTGTTGTCCATCCGTTCTAGGCTGGTTGTGGCCAATTCTCGTTTTGAGGCTTGTTCAGTGTATAAATCCGCGAGCTTGCTAGTCGTCCATCCGAAAGTTGCTTTAAGCTCAGAACTGCTCGCACCTCTTTCCGCGAGTGTGACGGCCAAAGATTTGCGAACGCCGTGAGCTGTGCACTCTGCCGGCAGACCTGCCATTTTTGCTCTTTCAGAAAACCAATGCGAGAGACTTTTCGAGCTGAAAGGTTTTCCCCATTTTGTTAAAACGTAATTTTCGAGGCTCACGAGATTAGATGAGCGAGCTGCTTCAATGGCCTCCTGCAATTCTGGTATGATAGGCAAATTCATATCGACGCCGATGCCGTTTGCCCCTACCCGCTTGCTGGTGGTGAAAATCATTCTATTGTCTTCCTCATTTCGAGGGCCAATTTTGCCGGCGTCTCCTATCCGCAGACCCAGAAAATACATCAGTGCCATGCAAATATGGGGCGTCGTCCCTTTTGGCCAATATTCGAAATATTGCGCGATCTGCTCGCTCGTCCAGGTCCAATGACCGCTATAGCTGACCCCGGATTTCTGATGTGTTTTGGCCCTCAGAGCTTTGTTGTCGCGCCCAGTTTCGACGCCAACAAAAGGGTCGTGGCCGATCAATCCGCGCGCCGTGGCTTCCCTGAAGACTTGCCGGAGCACTTTAACACGATGAGCAGCCGCTGCTGGTTTGCGTTCTTTGATCTTTTGAGCCCTGATTTTTTCGATATCATATTTGTTCATCGTTTGAAATTTTAAATCGCCAAATTCGGCCATGATGTTTTTCAACACTCTCCGGCGGACCATTTTCGTTTCCGCAGCTAGAGCTGAATATCTCCCTGACCGAAGATATTCCAGGCAAAGCCACTCTAAGCTGTCACTTTTCAGATTAATCTCGATCGCCGACACGGAGGACAATTCTCCCAGGGCGATGCCGTATTCCATATAGAATTCCGGCGACAAGGGTTTGTTTTTCAAATGGATAGTTTTGCCGTTTCGGCGGACGCGGATTTGGAGTTTGCCATGCCTAGAGAAATCGACTTGCAAAAATTTCAACTTGCTTGCCGTCAAAGCTGCAATGATCTTGCTCGAATCTCCCCTTTTGGGGGCGTTTGGCTTTTGCTTCTCATGCATGATGGTTATCCATTCTCTAATCGAGATCAAACATTATTCTAAAATTTTCGTTCAGCAACCTCAATCGACTGCATAAATTGTATGCATTAAATGCCTACACTTTTTGTGGCTAAATATGCCTACACTTTTTATGGCTAAATCCATTTAAGGAACATTCGACGCCCTATTTTCCATTCTTAAAACTCAACAATTTGAAAATTTCTCGCGGAAAATAATGTTTTCTAAGTGCATCGAAATCCGATAATTTTGTGAGAATTATGCTCTGGCCTTCAGTATTTTCAGTTTTTGAACGATACCATGAGAATAATTTCCGTTCATATGCGACAACAAAATTAACCGTGGGCGTCAAGATTTTGGTTCGGTTGTCAAGTTTATAATCCTGCGAAATGATCACCTTATTTTTGATCAAATTATTGATCAGATCGTTCGCTTTGCGAGACGGTACTCCGAGCGAATGCACCATGTTTTGTCGCAAGGTCGGCTTATATTCGCTAAAATCTGAATATAAAATATGCATTGCCAGGGTGTTCGGGTGAGGTTCCTTAAAATATTTCAGCACGTCCTCATTTTTTGTGAGTGTTTCGATCGACTCGATCCGTGTTCTAGCGAACGCCGAAAAATCCAGCCGATAACTTTGGGCCTCTTCGAAATAATATTTGGTTGGTTTGCCCAATGGGTCTTTTGCTAAATCTGTGTTTTTTTTCCAATCATCCCAATAGCTTTCAGGGATTTTTTTTATCGAACGTTTTTCGTAATGTGGCATTAGTTTTTGCCCATCCTGTTTTTTATATTTTTTACACTCGACGGATACCAATGCGCCCCGCCACGCGCTGTTTTTATCCCTCTAGCTTCTAAGCCGTTGGCTACTTTCTGAAGCGTGTCACATCCAAATTCTTCTAGCTCTCGAATGATTTTGATCACTTCAGCGGCGTAATCGTTTGCCTGTTTTGTAGATTGGTCGCTGCCTTTTCGACTTCCGGCCTTCGGGTTTGGGGTTCCTAGTTTAACCCCGCGTTTTTTTGCTAATCTCAAACCTTCCTTGGTTTTTTCTGATAAGATATTCGCTTCATGAGTGGCGAGGCTGTTCATCATTTTCAACATCGATCTGTTTTGCGAAGGATTGCCGAAATCGGCGATGTCGACGGCGATAAATTTGGCCCGA